AAACAGAAAATGGTCCTTATGGTATTGAGAAAGTCATTCAAGGTGCAAAAACAGAATCAGTTCCTCTTGGAGAATTAAAGATTCTGAGTGAGCAGAGAATGTTGATATTTGATCAAGATCTAATGAGCTTTGCAATGGGTAATGCAGTTACCTTAGAAGATACAAATGGAAATAGAAAACTCTTTAAGAAACGAAAAGATGAAAAGATTGATAACGTTTCTGCATTAATGGATGCTTATGTTGCATATAAATCGCACAAAGATGCATTCGAATAGTTTAACAAAATACAATCCTTACGAAAGGAAAAATCATGAGTGTTCATAAAGCCAATGTACAGGCTGTTCTTGTTAGTCAGCCGTCAATTAACCAGAACCAGATTCTCGAAGAGCATGCTTTCTTTGACAGCAAGGGTCAGCCGATCATTCTTGCCGCAACATATTCTGTCACAACAACCGATGCTGCTACTGCAACCGCAAAGACAACAACGTCCGTTGAGCCTCCTGCGAACAGTTATGTTATGGTTAAGTACGCTGCTACAAATGGCAACACCGTTGTTCATACGTTGGCGTTCAGTGGCGGAACTGCAAGAACTATCTATCTTGGTGGCGCAGCTCCTGGCGCAGGAAAGCATACGGTTGCCCAGAACGGTATCGTCGGGTACTGGTTTGATGGCACAATTCTGCACCAGTTAGGTTCGATGTAATTCCGCAACTTCAACATAATTACTAGAAATAGAAAGGAGGTAATAGGTTGCCGATCATTTCACGTGTTCGAAAAGCATTTAATGCGTTCGTAGCCTACGAGGAACTGCGTCCTGAACAGGCGACCGTTATTGGTCCGAGTTCTAGTATTCGCCCTGATAAACCTCGTTTAATGATTTATAACGATCGTTCGCTCATCTCTTCGATCTATACTCGAATTAGTATTGATGTTGCTGGAATCAATATTCGTCATGTAAAATTAGACGAAGAAGGGCGATATTTCACGGATGCAAACAGCAGTCTTAATGATTGTTTTGTTTTTGAACCAAACATCGATCAAAGCCCTAGAGCATTTCGTCAAGATATTGCATTAACGCTTTTTGATAAAGGTGTTGCCGCAATAGTTCCAGTTGAAACCAATGGAGACCCTCGGTTTGAGTCTAACTTTGACATCTCACAGTTAAGAGTCGGTTATGTTACGGCTTGGTATCCACGACATGTAAAAGTTAGTGTATACAACGAAAGAACTGGCCTTCGTCAAGAATTAGTTTTAGATAAGAAATACGTTGCGATTGTTGAAAATCCATTGTATTCGGTAATGAACGAGCCAAACTCTACGTTACAAAGACTCATTCGAAAACTAGCCCTTCTTGATTCGGTTGATGAGGCTACTGGTTCTGGTAAACTTGACCTAATCATTCAGTTACCTTATGTAATAAAATCTGAAGCTCGTCAGGCACAAGCAGAAAAGCGACGTCAAGACATAGAGTTTCAACTTAGGGGCAGCCAATATGGCATTGCCTACACAGATGGTACCGAAAAGATCACTCAGCTGAACCGTCCTGCCGAAAACAATCTTCTGAAACAAATTGAGTATTTAACCAATCAACTCTTTAGTCAACTAGGTCTAACTCCAGAAGTGATGAATGGCACAGCAGATGAAAAGGCAATGATCACCTACTTCAATCGTACAATTGAACCGATTCTAGATGCAATTGTCGAGGCTGAGCAGCGAGCATTCCTTGGACTTGGTAAGTTCAAGGGTAAAGAAAGAATTAAATACTTTAGAGATCCATTTAAACTCGTTCCAATTTCGGACATAGCAGAGATTGCCGATAAGTTCTCTCGAAATGAAATACTCACGAGTAATGAGATTCGAAGCTTTATCGGGTTTATGCCACATAAAGATCCTAAAGCTGATCAACTTCTTAATAGCAATATGCCACAAACCGATCCTAATAGTCCAACAGATCCATCTTTGCCAACACCGTAACGAAAGAAAGGAACAGTCAAAATGGAAGCAGATTTTAGCGGCTATGCAACAAAAGCTGGCTTAAAGTGTACTGACGGCCGCACAATCATGCCTGATGCATTTAAACATCAGGATAAGATTAGTGTTCCGTTAGTTTGGCAGCATGGACACAATACCCCAGAGAATGTTCTTGGGCACGCGATTCTCGAGAATCGTGCAGATGGTGTCTATGCCTATGGTTATTTTAATGACACAGCTGCGGCAGAACATGCCAAAGGGCTTGTGAAACACAAAGACATTAATGCCCTATCAATTTGGGCAAATCAGCTCATTGAGCGGGGCGGACGAGTTCTTCATGGTATGATTCGTGAGGTAAGTCTTGTCCTTTCTGGCGCAAATCCTGGCGCGTTAATCGACACAATCAACATTCGTCACGATGATGGAATGACAACAATTGACGACGAAGCGATTATTTATACAGGTCTTGAGTTAGAACTCCAACACTCCGATTCTACTACAAAAGGCGATACCATGACTGATACAGCGGATACGGCAACTGCCGATATGACCGTTCAGGAAATTTATGATTCGATGACACCCGTTCAGCAGGATGTCGTTGCTTATATGATTGCAACAGCGTTAGAAGACGCTACAGATAATAGCGCGATGGCACAGAGTGCCTTTGACACAACCGAATTAACAAACACTCTTAAAGAAATTAAGGAAGGAATTGCAATGTCCCACAATGTCTTCGATCAGAGCCAGACCGCTCCCACCAAACTGAGCCATTCTGACGTCCAGGGCATTATCGCCGACGCGAAGAAGCGCGGTTCGTTCGCCGAAGCGGTTAACGAGTATGCTCTTGTGCACAACATCACCAACATCGACTTGTTGTTCCCGGATGCGCAGAATGTTCTCTCGCAGCCGGAGCTGTTCCGTCGCCGTAGTGAATGGGTGGGCATGTTCCTTGGTGCAACCACGAAGTCGCCGTTTAGCCGCATCAAGACTCTTGCTGCTGACCTGACTTTTGAGGCCGCTCGTGCAAAGGGCTACATCAAGGCCGCACAGGGTTCGAACCCGACGCTGAAGAAGGAAGAGTTCTTCTCGATCAGCCGTCGCATCACGACTCCGACCACCATCTATAAGAAGCAGAAGCTTGACCGTGATGATATGGTCGATATCACCGACCTGGATATTGTCGCCTACCTCAAGGCTGAGATGCGTATCATGCTCGACGAGGAAATTGCTCGCGCTGCTCTGATTGGTGATGGTCGCGATGTGGGTGAGGCCGATAAGATCTCGGAGACCAACATCCGTCCGATCGCCAAGGATAGCGAACTCTTCACCACTACCGTGTATGTGAACCTCGATGATGCTGCCTCGTCGGTCCAGGAAATCATTGACGCCATTGTGTTGAACCGTCGCTACTACCGCGGAACGGGTCTCCCTACCCTCTTCACAACTGAGTCGTATATCTCGAAGTTCCTTCTACTGAAGGATACCACTGGCCGTCGTATCTACACCGACATCAATCAGCTGGCATCGGAGCTTCGCGTTTCGAACATTGTTGGCGTTGAGGCCATGGAAGATGAGTCGACCATTGTCGCCGTTATCGTGAATCCGGTTGACTATGTGATGGGTGCTACTGCTGGTGGTCAGGTTTCGATGTTCGACCAGTTCGATATTGACTACAACCAGAACAAGTACCTGATTGAGACTCGCATGTGCGGCGCTCTCGTGAAACTGAAGTCCGCCATGGTCGTCAAGAAGGTTGCTGCCGGTATTACTCTGGTCAGCCCGACTGCTCCCACCTTCGTGAGAAGCACTGGCGTTATTACAATTCCCACCACTACAGGCATCAGCTACTATGTCGGTACCTATGACTCGACTACTGGTGCTCAGGGTCAGACTGGTTCGGCATTGTCGGCTGGGGCTCAGACCGCAATTACTTCGGGCACCAGTCAGTATATCATCGCGGTTCCTACGACAAACTATCAGCTGAACACTAACGCTGAAGACTTCTGGACCTTTACACGTCCCTGATTGATATAAGGAGTTAACGTGGCGCGTTTTTACGGAGAAGTTGGATATGCCGACACTGTAGAAAACCCAGCTAACTCTGGAATTTGGACAGACATCATCACAGAGTATTCATATTTCGGTGATGTCGTTCGAAAAACAAAAAAGTTTGATAGTAGCGATAAGATCAACAATGATATTTCTATAATGAATACCATTAGTATCATTGCAGATGAATACGCATTTCAACATTTTTTTACAATCAGGTATGTTCGATGGGCTGGAGTCTTGTGGACGGTAACTGACGTTGAAGTTGAAAGTCCTCGCCTAATTCTACGGTTAGGAAGTGTGTATAATGGCCCAACGCCTACAACTCCATAGTCTACTAAAAAGCATTTTGGGAACAGATAATGTATATTTTCAACCTCCTCCCTCTTTAAGTATGAAGTATCCCTGCATCGTATATCGTAGGGACTCTGACAATACTATATTTTCAGATAATCTCTTATACAATCGTCGAATTCGATATCAGGTAATCTATATTGACAAAAACCCAGATAGCACGATATCTGAAGAACTTGCCAAAATACCTTTGTGCAAATTCAATCGGTTTTATGTTGCAGATAATCTCAATCATGACATCTTTAACATTTTCTTTTAAGGAGAAAAATCATGGCACTACTTACTTGGGATGCCGTTGGCTCCCGTTACTACGAAACAGGCGTCGATCGTGGCGTCTTATACATCCCTGACGCTGGTGGTAGCTATACAAACGGCGTTGCTTGGAATGGTCTTATCTCGGTCACAGAAAAGCCGACCGGCGCTGAAGCCAACCCGATGTATGCTGACAACATCAAGTACCTTAACCTCTATTCGGT